AGCTCTTTTGCAATGCCCTTGCATGGCTGGCACCACGGGGCCCACAAATCAACGATGATTGGCTCTTTTGAGGCAAGCACTTCGTTCATGAAGTCTTTTTCTTTGATGTTCTTTACCATGTGTAAGCTCCTTATGCTAATGCGGCCGCCAACCGCAGGATTGTTTTGGGTCCAGATTGTAGCATATTAGGTCCTACGAATCTTGCCTCGCTGAATTGGCCGGAACATCTTTACATACGATGCAAACTCCACAGGCTCAAGAATTGGTGCGGTGTTATACATGCTCTCAAGCATCATCTGATTCGTTGATTCTGGGTAGTAGAGAAGAAAATGTTCGTTTGCTTCGTGATCAAATCCGCGAGCGTTTTCAATAAAGTCATCCAGTGACATCTGCCAATAATCTCCGTAGATGTCAAGAGTTGACTGATCAATCCGAAGCTCGTCAAACATGATAAGGCGATAGATCCCGCCAGCGCGCAACAAGCCGAGCACTGAGCTCTGCATGAGCAGCGCCAGCAGGACCTTATCGTTCCTCGGAAGAAGCATCTTCCAATCTGACCTTAGAAGGGCAGTTCCGAAAGCGGATCAGGCTCTTGCATAATGGTTGCCTGAACCGGAGCCTCTTCTCCGCCCGCGCGCTTGCTGCGCGCAAGAACCTGAAGATACTTGCAGTTTACCGACAACTCATTGTGCTCAACGCCACTCTTGTCCGTCCAAGAGGAAATTTCTGGGTTCCCCTCAATGAACAGAAGGTCGCCCTTGTTCACAATCTTTTCGGCAAGATCAGCCTTTGCTTCCCAGCATGTAACGCCATACCACTTGGAGACGTACTCTCCGTTGGCGTCCTTACCTGCTGAAACAGCAACGTTGAAGTTGCTTACGTTTCGCCCGCTCTTCGTTGAGCGGAGTTCGGGCTTGGACCCGACACGACCAATTAGCTGCACCTTAATCATTTGTACCTACCTTCCTTACTTCTACGCGCACGCCCGGCAGCCCCGGTGTAATCGCATAGTTCTTAGTGGCCGTCAAGCGGACGACCTGCGCATCATCATGCCACACCTCAGCATCCGTGCACGCGTCCAAGATCGCTCTGACGAGCTTGTCCGCATCTGGCTTGCTAGTGTGCGCCATGCCATATCCCTTCCGTAGCGTTCCAGAGCCATTGAAGTGACTCTTTGGCCGCGAAAGGTAGAAATCAAGGACAACCTCAACGGGGCCGTCAATCGGGGCCCCCTTGGCAATGTCCTTACGAAGTACAAAGGCGCTAAAGGTGCGCCACTTCTTTAGATTTGGATTGTCGCTTGTCACCACAATCCTGCCACTGTGGTTAAAGGCTCGAGACGAACCTTGGGGGACTGGATCGCCATAGATAAATGTTTTCATATCATGGGCGCAGCAGTTTCCTTCCGAACACCCAATGCAGGCACATGTTGCGCACGTCACTGTTGATCTACCGCCACGATACGCCTGCCGATCCACTCTGCAACATTCGCAACCACCCCGTTTCCGCAGCACCTGTATCTGTTGCCGTCTAGGCCATTTGGCAACAAGGGATCGCTGTCTTCCGCGGCAGAGTTCCCAATAAGAAATCCATTATCCCCGCCGATGTCCTGATTGCCAATTCCGTTCTTCCAGTCCCGAGCCTGAAGTGATCGGTGCGTCTTCGCGCCAAATGTTTCAACAGATTGAATAACTTGTGTTGCGCGAATGTCTCCAATGTCATAGACATTCAGCGTATTGGCAATCCCGTCCTCAACCCAAGTTTCTGGGGCTTCTTTTGATTGCGCACGACGAGACTTTCGCCAAGATCTCACTTCTTGCGACTGCTCCAGTTCGGCACGATTGTCCAGCCGTCCTCCCAGCCCATCAGCCTCTCGCACTCCACTGGCGTCAGCCTGCGAACCAATGACGAGCTTGTTTCCTTGGGCGTCGTTGTCGTCTGGCCCGAATCCTCCGCCCATCCCACCTCTTGTGAGGGCTGTGGTGAGGATGAGTTGTCCTGTTTCAACGGTGCTGGTTGCTCCTTTTCTGTATCTAGCAAGGATTGCCCCAGCGACTTCAGGGCTGCCGTCAACGAAGGGGGGAGTTGCCTGCCACGACGATGCGCTCGCCTTAGAATGCCCGCAGCCGCCTTCGCACTCAAAGAGAACCTCGCTGGCGCGGTTGGTTCCAAGACTTGCGACAATGAACACTCTACTGCGTCTTTGGGGGACACCGAAGTATCTAGCGTCCAGAGTTCGCCACGAAACGCCATACCCGAGTTTGTCCACTTCAGAGATGAGCCTGAGGAAATCACGTCCTCCATTTGAAGTGAAGATCCCAGGGACGTTTTCCAACACCAACCACCGAGGTCGGTATCGTTCCACAAGGTCAAGGAAGGTAAACGCGAGGACTGAGCGCTCGCCCGTGAACCCCTTCCTGCCTCCTGCGACGCTGAGGTCTTGACAGGGGAATCCTCCTGACCAGATGTCGGCATGTTGCCAATCATCACCGCTGGGGGGCCGGCTTTCAGCGTCAACGGGTCTGCTTGGTCGTTGAACTTCGTCGGCTGCATGCTGTACAGCGAAGGAAAGCTGATGATTTCTTTCTTCTCCACGACTTGCCTCCCGTGCCGCTAGGGCAACAATATCTCCATGATTGTATATGTTTGGCCAGTGACGCGCCAGCACAGCACTGGCATACGGGTCGTTTTCGCACAGGCTGATCGTCTCAATACCCGCTCGTTCAAATCCTAGGTCAAGACCGCCGACCCCGCTAAAGAATGAAGAGTGCGTGAGCCTCATTTAACCCCAGATCCAATTCGTGGCCGCTGGTCTAGTGCCTCAATACGAACCACGCGACCAGTTTCCTGCAGCCTGCTGACCGCTGCACCATACCCAAGGTCATCTAATTCATCAAGTGTGCGATTGGAAGTCACAATTGTTGACTTCAAATTCTGGTATCGGCTCTCAATGAGCACATACAGGCGCTCGGTGACCCAGTCCGTGATCTTTTCCTTGCCGAAATCGTCTAGTACCACTACGGATGCACGCTCAAGGGCAAAATCCCAGAGGTCCTGGGCGCGACTTTCGCTCAACTTAAAGCTTTCGCGCAGTCTATCCATGAAGATTGGGACATTAATGAACCGCATATTCTGCTCAACCATCGTTTTTGGGTCTCTGTAAATTTCAACTGTCTGCTCCGACATGCGCTCAAGGCCCCAGAGACGTGCCACTTGGCGCATGGCAGCAACCGCAAGGTGTGTTTTGCCAACGCCAGGCGCGCCAACGAGAGCAAAGCCCTTGTCTTTCGGGTTCTGGAGCCCCGCCCACTCTGTTGCAACCTCATACGCCTTTGATGTTTTATCGGAAACAGTAAAATTTGCAAAAGAATGGGCTAGGTAACGCGGTGGAACTCCAGATTTTGTCAGAATTCCAGTTTCGTATGCGCTCGTATCAAGACTCAACGTATTCGTCACGACTAAATCCTTTCTCTTTCGGTTCAACCGAGCCTTTCCCGTATCGTTTCTTGTCTGAAAGCTGCTTTAGGTACAAGACTGGGTCGCCCTTGGGCTCCTTGACCGCAACAAAGCAGATCGCCGCCATCATTGCTGGAGCGCCACCTGGATAATTCTTGTAAATCGTCGCCAAATGAGCGCGTTGACGCTTGTCTAGCGCCTTTCCAGTCACCGCAGCCATGAAATCACCCATCCTGCCTTGCGGATTTTTCTGGACGATCCACTCATGCCACTCGGGCATGGTTCGGCCGACTATTCCTTGACCGCCCTGCTCTCCCGAAGTCCCGGAATTAGTGTCTTCAGCACTTTTCGCTCTGGAAGTAGCTGTGGATGACTTTCCCATTTGTCACAAATCTCCCTGTACTCACATGTCGCATGCGCCCATGATGAAGGATTAGGGTATACGCCCTTCTCCTGCGCGTCAAGAAACGCCCTCACCGAAATATAGAGCTTATCTAGCGAATCTTGACCCCTACGCGTGACCCTTCGGTCAACGTTGGGAGCCTTGGCGCTCTTGCTGATGATATTGAACGTTACCTCTGGGTCATGATCAAAGTTTTCGCGAACAGCCAACACGTAGGCCGTTGCCTGAATATCTCCATGCTCGCGACCCTCCTCCCACTTTCTTGATGCAGTCTTGTGCTCCACAACATCCTTGTTCGTTGTGATCATGTCCACCTGTGCCTTCAACTTAATTGGCAGCTTGCCAAGTCGGCTGTGCTTAATCTCAGCAAACATCGTGCGCTCAACCGCGTGAGCGACCCAGGGGTCACCTTCGGTGAGTGCCGCGCGGAGCATCTCTTGGCCCATCGCCTGCTGACCAATTGGGTCTGCATCCTTCTCTGACATCCAGTCAACCTTGGCAGATTCAATTGCATAGGTTGTCTTATACGCCTCATATGCCTTGCCAAGATCGCCCTGCTTCTTTGCCCCAGCAACTGGCTCGTACCAGTGCTGTAGGCCAGAGTGGACAGCGGTTCCCAGCGCAAAGAATGGCGTGGTCTTATCGGTCCAGAGACCTAAGCGATACTTGTACCACCAGCGCAACGGGCAAGAGAGAAACTCTCTTAGCTCGCTAACGCTGATATGTTCTGGATGCCGCTCTTCGTAACGGATCAACTCCATCAGGCAAACTTCGCGCGCTTGTTCTTCCAAGCGTTCTGAAGTACGCCACGCTCGTTGTCGCTCAGGTCAAGGCTTGCGATTTCCTGACCGACACGCTGCAGTTCTGCCGCGTCGTTCGCGCCATCAATCGCGGATAGCCAATCAAGCACCACTGGGCTTTCCTTGATCTCAACATCATCAAAGATGTTCTTGGCTGCAGCCACAAGTGGGTCTGCCTTTGGCGCGGCGCCGCCGCTCTTTGCGCGGATCTCATCGCCAGATGCAACCTTCTTAGATGGGAGACCAGCCATAACAAGTGCACGACCAGCGGCGCTTGTCTCGGTGTTCTCCAGCTCGCTGCCGCGCGTATACGGAGTGCTGCCTGGGATGTTCATAGACGAGTGGCCAACTCCAGCTGGCTGCTCATCTGGTGTCTCGCCACGGTATGCAGAGGCCTTCACCACCACAACCTTGTCGGTAATTTGAACAATCTCGGTAACGATGCGTCCGTTTGGATACGCCTCATACCAAGCCCGAATGCGGTCTGCTACTTCAACGTAGTCTGCCGCGAATGCCTTGCGCTTTTCTGGCGCTGGTGCGTTTCCGTAAGCCATACTTTACTTCCTCCTCTTAATTTCTTCGCTTTCGCGAAGGTATTCCATAAACAATTCCTGCTCCGGAATTCCGAACAGTTGACTGAAGCGTTGTCGCATCGGCCCACTCATCGGTACGTTCGCTCTCCGAAGATCGCGAAGGTAATTCTCGTTGCAGCCCATATATTCTGCCAGAAGTTCTACTTTTACGCCAGTATCATCTACCATCTGCCAAATATGCTTGGTGGTTGCGCGCTGCATCTGGCGCACCTCCCGCCATTTGGCTCCGCTAAGCCGAGACACCCGGCAGGCTTGGCTCGGAGATCGGGCGAACCCATTCCTCGCAAGCAAGGTTGGCGCCCTTGCGGATTGCCTTTATCTGCTCTTCGGTATGCGGCGGGATTGAGTCTATGAGCATCTCCTCGAGTCGCTCAAAGATCTTCACCACAAGACCTTCCTTCTCGTGCTCGCTACGAGCATCACTCGTTCCCTCGGTGACATTCTTAGCAATGCCAAAGAGTTCCCGACCAAAAACTTCTAGCCCGAGAACTTCACTTTCCGTCATTTTTTGCCTTTCCTAGAATCTGGTACGCCCGCTGGCGACTGATTCCAAGCTTTCTGGCCACTTCCACCATGGTCATGCCAGACTTTTTCAGGTTCAGGATTTCCTGAGCCCGTACCTCAAGAGTCGCCGCAGCGGATGATGAGCGATGTTTATGGTTGCACCACCAGCACCTTACGGCTGCCGCTGAAGCCACCTGCTTCCCACACATCAAACACTGCATACGTATCTCCCTCCGTACCCACCATTATGGGGGTCTTTTATTGACATGTCAAGCCCTGATAACCTACTTATAGTGCTTTGAGAGGTATTCGTTAAGCCTTGGTCGCCAGACCCGAGATTGCTCCGTCTTCATTCTATGGTGAAGCCCGCAAAGGAGCACAAGATTCTCTGGTATAGACGGACCCCTTTTCCCAAGACCAGACCCGTTGACGTGGTCAAGCTCCATCGTCGGCTGTGCCTGGGGGCCAAATTGGCTGCCGCACAGGCCTGGCATTCCCACCAATGGCCCCACGCACCGAACATCGCGTCGGTAGACCTCCATGTACACCTCTCGGCTGACAGGGTCTTTATGGCGGATAGTCCGCTTAATCATGGAGCGCTTCACGCTGCAACACCAAGCCTTACCCTAAGGAAGTCAAGAAGAGCATTCATGCTTCGCAACTCATTAGATGGGGCAAAGTAAAAGTTGTATTCCTCGCCGCGATATCTGTCCATCTTCCTCTCCGTCCACCACTTAGAACGATTCGCTGTGTTTAGGCTCAGCATTGCCCCCGTGACTTGACTTATAAAAACGTAGGCAATTGGTTTGACTTCTTTTTCGCACCAGCCATCATATGTGTCAACGATAATTCGCGGAAGCGGGAAGCTTTTCCTGTCCCATGTGAATTCTTGCTGTATTGATTTGACCTCAATCACTGAACCGTCTGGCAGGATGACATCCTTTTCTTTTCTGCTAAAGACTCTGCGCTCTTCAACGGTCTTGGCCAGCGCAAAATCTGGCACCACGCAGTCAATACCGTGGTCTTGCAGGTAGTCTGCTACAACATAGTTTTTACTATGTCCTTGCGCAAATGCAACTGGATAATCGTGTCCCATCGCCGCATCATATGTGATGGGGATTGGAGTGTCAACCCCTGACTAGGAGGACCTAGCTGCCTTCTTCTGCTTTGCTGGTGGCCTGCCCTGCGGCGCTCCTCGGGTTGCCTTATTTTTGTCTCCGGACTCAACTCGCATGACGCGACAAGGAAGGCAGAAGCATGGTTGGTTGTGGTAGTTCTTATCCCCCATTGATTAATCCTTGCGCTCTCGCGCCTCAACCTGTCTCATCACCTTATTGGACCAAGACTGACCAGCGTCACCGCCCCAAAGCGCCCACGCAATGCGACCAGCGGATGGGAATCCCTTTTCGCCTGGCTTGAAACCTTCGCCCTGCTTGTCAACTTCGTGACGAGCCAAGAAGGCTCGCATCTTGCGAACACGCGGAATAGTCATGGTGTTGCTAATAAGCATTCGTGCGGTGGTCTGCCCCGGGCCAATCCCGCCACGACCATACTCTTGTCGCCATGCAAGACCACGCTTGGCCTCAGTCTTCACCGCAGAAGGAACATTAAGGCTAATGCCAGAGTAGTCGGCAGCTGCATACTTGTCTGAAACTTCTGATGGGCCATGGGCATTAACAACCCCAGCCGCCTTGTATGCATCGCGAGCATCTGCATCGCTTTCAATTGCCTCAACAACTCGTGCGTTTTCTTTGAGAATCTTAGACATTTTGTATTTCTTGAACTGAAGACCAGCCCCTGCTGGGAAGTCGCTGAGGTGCACAGCATCGTAAGGAATGTCATTCTCTTCAAGCCACGCGCGCGTATCTTCTAGGCGCTTTACTGATCGCGCGCTAACAATGAAGATAAGATTCGTATCGGACTTCTGACGCAGGTAGTTTGCAACAGTCTCGTTGACCTTATCGCTGTCGTCTGGCGCAGTAAGGACTCCATCAATTTCTGAAACTATGATGGCATTTCCGGCTG